CATACCGAAGAAATAGAATTACATATTTCATTATCCAATTTCGAACGTTATGGAGATACACTAAGCAAAACAGCCATTGTTGATTTCAATAAGTTCCTGGAAGAAATTGTAAAAGAAAATGGAAGAGCAGCTGTTGCCCTGGTAAAATTGAATGGAGAATTAAAAGTTGCAGAAGCGATCCGGAGATTTCAGATGCTATATAATTTCGAAGAAGATGATTTCAGTTTCGAAACTATAAAAAAAGATTTGCAAAGACATGTTCCGGATTTTGCAAAATATTTCGAAAAAAACTTTGGTGCAACTGTCCCTAAAAAAGTAGGTTAAATGAGTTTAAATCTTGGTGGCATAGTAGATTTTTGGTTTGTCGACATAAATGGTGTGGATCGGATTGCTGATGTTATAAATAACTCAATCGAATATGTTTTACTTAAACCAGGTTATGAGTGGCAGAATTTAAAGTGTATAAATAAGCAGGTTGGTTATAAGAAAAATCATAATAATTCAGGAACAGGAAGAGTATTTCAATTAAATGCAACTTATGTGAGTCATTCTTCTGCAGAATATTTCCTGTTTTCTGAAATGACAAAAAATAAATACTTAGTTAAAATTAAATTTAAAACAGGTGATTATTACATTTTAGGAAATAAAAAGAATCCTGTTAGATTTCAGTTTAGTAATGATGGAGGTAGTTCAGTAAAGGTTTATACAATTAATTTTAGTATTTCTGGTAAAATTGAGTTTAATATATTATTAAATAGTTTTATAACACCAAAACAATTAAATCCTATTTTATGGCTTGATTCAACAAAAGGTGTTAATACATCAACTGTTTTAGGCGTTGATTATGTAGATAGTTGGGAAGATCAAGGAAGTAGTGGAAATGATGCAGTACAAACAACAGGCGCAAATAGACCTATATTGGATAGTAATGGAGTTTTGTTTAATAAAACAAATTCATATTATCTTAACTTATCTAATATAGTTACATTGGATAAAGATAAATGCACATTATTTTTAAAGTTCAAACAAATATCAGATGTAAATACTAGTATTAGGATTTTAGGTAATTCCGAAAGTTCAACAATTAATTATTTTTATTTATGGGGGTCTCCTGAAAAATTGCTCATAGAAGCTTCTACAAATGGTGATTACTGGTGCGTATCGGCGGGCGGTACAATATATGAGGATACAGAATATATGGCAACCATTTTGGCTGAAAATGGATTTATATCAACAAGTTTAAATGGAAATTTAATAAACAATGGGGCTGGGGGTTCAGATATTCTTATAAATATTATAGGTGGGGCAGGTTCTTCGGGCTTATTTAACGGATATATTTATCATTTGCTAATATACGATAAAGTTTTAACAAGCGATGAGATAACAGAGGTACAAATATATTTAAATAATATATAATGTTTATTTATTCAAAAAATAAAGAAACGTTAATTGAATGCGAAAAACTAATACATTCAAGGCGCTACTATTTAGAATCAAATTATCGATGCCAAAAATGGGCAGAGATTCAAAAACACAATTTAAAAGATGAATATGCCCTTCCTGTAGACGAACTTGCACTCGAATTAATTCATATTCCTGAAGGAGTTGAATTAATAGATAAATTACCGAAAGACTTTTATCCACCAATTGAAGAACTTGAATAATGTCACTACCAACCTACATAAAACTAGAATACATCCTGCAGGAAGATCTTGCTTCGCTTCATATTATTAATGGTGTGGTAAAAACAATTGTTGCAGCAAAAGATTTTAGTTTAATTGAAACCCTTCCCGGAAGTATAAATTCAAAAATTAGTGGATCCACACTTTTAGAAACAATTTCAATAAGTGCTCAGTCTTTCGGAATAGAAGATCTTAATTTGGATGATAAAAAACTAATTCTTCGCTTAACCGATGCAATCGGAAATCAGTACATCTACGGAAATAAAAAGCTTGGTTATTTTCTCCAGGAAGATTATTCTTCCGGGAAGGATGGAAGCGAATTAAATGGCAAGTTGATAAAATTCGAAGGTCCACTTAAAATGTGTGCTGCTTCCTTCGATAATCCTGTTGAAGTCACAATCCCGGTTGTAGATCCAATCATGCAAATTCAAATAGAAGATACAGGTATTAGTGCAAATTGGAGTCATTGTGAAACTTTTAATAATGCAATTTATTTTATTCAAGGAACGCTTTTAAAGAAATTCGATGGAGCCACACTAACTACAAAATACACAGAAGCTGATTTTATTCCATATGTGATCATGAAGGCAATTGGGAATAGATTATATGTGTTTTATCAAAGAGATGCTGCTTGGTTTAATTGGGGGTATATTGATATTACTATAACTGATAATTATGGGCCTAAAGGAACAATTGGTGTTACCTTAAATTCAGTTCCAAAATCAATATTTAGTATCGAGGATGGTTACGTGTATTTAACATATACAGAACCTGGAGGTACGAAAAAACTGAAAGTATATGATGAAAATTTTACTCCTGACGTATGGAATTATACAGAAGGACCTGACATATTAAATTCAGATTATCCATATTATAATCGCTGCGATGTACATATATGGGATAATGTTAATTCAAAAATTTCTTATCTAAGTTTAGATCCAGATCCATATTATAGCAAATCTTTAATTCACACAAATATTGCTGCAATCGCAACCGGTGAAAAATTACTCGCTGAAAACGACGACTATGTATTTTCTTTTGCATCTAGTGGAGATAAGCATATTCGTGCATATTCAAGAATAGATTATTCTGAAGTATATGATATTGATGCTGGTTTAATAGCAACTGCTATTAGTAGAGTTGCTGTAAATAATAATTATCTGGTATTTAGAGATTCAAATGGCGTTGATTGCAATGTAGTAGTTATCAACCTAAGTAATGGTCAGTGGAAGAAACTTGCTGCCAATATTAATGATTATGCAAAGAATATCGGGAATATTGGAGATGACTTTTATTATTGCGATGGAACAATTAAAAAAATAGCCATTACCAATTAAATCTGTCCTTTTTTTGGCATGCTCTACCGATTAACATTGTTTACAAATATTGTAAATAATGAAATACCCTCGAATACTTTCTGAAGTAATTAATGGAGCCTGGTTTATGAATCCAGATTCCATTCAAGGTTACTTGCCAATAATTTCTCAATTATTAAAAGGTGAAAGAATAGAATTGCAGAGTGAGGAAAAAGCCGATCAGGATCCTGTTCATATGATTGCACTTCTTAATTCTGAAGGAATGGTTGTAAAAGAAATGAATTCATATCGAATTAATTACAACGATTTTAGAGATATTCCAGAGAATTCCACAATAATAATTCCGGTAAAGGATGTAATTACAAAATACAATTATTGTGGTGCGCCTGGCACATTAACACTTGCTAACTTCATCAAAGAAGCCGATAAGAATCAAAATATCACAGGTATTTTATTCGATATCGATTCTCCTGGAGGAGAAGCTGCAGGAACCGAACATTTCGCAAATACTATTGCAGAATGTAAAACTCCAACACTTGCTTTTGTAAATGGAATGGTTGCAAGTGCAGCATACTGGCCAGCTTCGGCATGTGATGAAATTGTGGTGAATCTTAAAACCGATTATGTTGGTAGCATTGGTACTTACAGAAACTTTGTAGATTTTACGGAATACTACGAAAAAGAAGGAATAATTGTAAAGGACATTTATGCTAGAGTTTCAACCGAAAAGAACGAGGAACATCGAGAAGCATTAAAAGGCAACTTTGAACCGATGCTGGATAGAATGGCAGTTATTACTCAATCCTTAATTGATGGAGTTAAAAAAGGACGTGGAGATAGATTAAATTCAGAAAAAGGAGATCCGTTCAAAGGTAAAATCTATTTTGCTGCTGAAGCTTTGGAAATTGGACTTATTGATTCCATTAATAATATTGAATATGCACTTGATCGTTTAAAAACTGGATCAGTACTTAAATCTGGATCAGATCCAGAAGATACTATTATCGAAGAAGAACTTTCTGAAAAGAATAATTCAAATACAAAAATAACTATGTCAAAAAAACTATTTCCGTATGTGGCAGCTGCTCTTGGCGTTGAGTCATTTGAGGCCACTGAAAAAGAAGGTGTTTACTTGAATGAAGAGCAAATGGCTGCATTAAACAGCAAGCTCGAAGCAGGCGAACAAGCTGCTACACAGTTAGCAGAAGTGAATCCAAAACTTGAAACCGCTTCCTCCCGGGTTACCGAATTGGAAGCTGAGAATACTGAGTTAACTGAAAAGTTAGCAGCAAAACCTGCAGAAAAAATTGCAGATGATAAATCGAAAGAGGACAAAGGTGGCTTGGAAGATACCTACCAAAAAGTGGATCCTGTTTACGAAGAACTTGACAACATTTAAAATCATAATTAATTATGGCTGATTTAACAAAACCTATTGACATAACCTTAGTCAATGATACAGCAAAAAGATACCTAAAGGAATTAAAGTCCTTGGAGAAATTGGCAGCAGCCGAAGTTCTTCAGCATTTTACTCCAATGTTGGGTATTCAGGATTCTCTTGTGATTACGTATATCGAGCACAAGAATATCAGTGGAAAATATACAGGTGAATTTAAAGGCGATAAGCAAATTGGTATTGCTGTTCCTCGTACTTTAGTCGTTAAGCCTTGTGTGGCCGAAATGGCCGATGAACCTGAGCGTTATAGAAGATCCTATATCACTGCAATTGCAGGTGGCTTAGAAGTGAATAAACATCCTTTCGAAAAGTGGTTACTTCAGTATGGTATTGAAGTTGCTTCAGAGGAATTAGTCGATGCAATATACCAGGCTAAATACGATGCTGATGTGGCAAAAGTTAGTTTAATGGATGCATTTGATGGTATTGGAACTATCATTGCTGCTGAAATTGCAAAGGCCGATGCAGAAGGATTAAAGCTTGTCAATAAGAATTTGTTCGACTTCAACGTAGTAGTTGATAAAACAAATATTGGCGATGTATTATTAGCGCAATATCGTTCTGCACATACAACCATGAAGAGAAAAGGATCAGTAATGATCATTTCTGAAGACATGGGTGAAATGTATGATGACTGGTACAAAGCTAATCACGATCGTCTTCCTAATTTGGATACTGCAGGTCAGCAATTCCTAGAAGGAACCAATAAGAAATGTCAGTTAATTCGCTGGACGAATATCAATGATGGCAAAGTAATTCTTACTCGTAAGAAAAACCTTGTTTTTGGTGTGGATAAACTTTCTGACATGAAGTCTATGAAAGCATTTAATTCAGGTAATCCTTACATGTTTACTGCAGCAATGAAATACGTTTTCGGAGTTCAGTTTGCAAGTATTAATCACCGCGAATTAATCATTGGAACTACTTTAGAAGGTGAAGTTACCTTCACTGTAACCAATGGTGGAGCTGCAACAGTTGGAGCAAATGTAAACTTCAATGGTGAAGATATCCTTACCGATGCTGAAGGTGTAGCTGTATTCTCTAATGTTCTTTACGGAACCGATCTTGCTTATACAATTACAAAAGCAACTTTTGTGGATGCTGAAGGAACTGTTGACGTGGCCGAAGGTGCTGCCGATGTTGCTGAAGCTGTTGCATTAGTAGCTGAGTAGTAAATAATATTTGTGCCGGGAAACCGGCACTTCTTTAATTTTTAAAAAAGAAATAAATGGACTTAGCAGATCTTAATCCAACGGCCAATGGCCATGTAGGTAACTTACCAAAATTCTATTTCGCTTTATCAGCAGATATCGAAACTTTTGCTACGGCATCAGCTTCAGCTGTTCCTGGTGATAGCATGAAATACGATGGAGATTTTGCCATGAAAACGGGTAAAAAATTCTTCGAAGGTAAGACCCTTGCTCAGAATGCTATTCTTCTTACTTGGCCTGTACAGGGTCCGGTAAAAGGAAAATCATTCAAGCAACGTTTAGAAATAAATATCGCAGCAATCGATCCGGCAACTCTCGAGATTATAACAGAAATGTTAAATGAGGATATGGTATTTATTGTACCAGATAAGAACGATAATATGCGTATTGTTGGAACTGAAAACCTTCCTGCTTATTGCACAGAAGGCGAAGGTACAACCGGAAAATCTGGTGAAGATGAAATCGGTCAATCAATTGTTTTTGAAACCGAAAATAAATATCCTCCTTTCTATTACGAAGGTGCAGTACCATTAGTAGAAGCAGTTTAATTTTAAAATAAAATATCATGGCTGGATGGCAAGATAAATACAAAGTTGTTAAAATTAAACCAGGTAAAATTGTTAAGCAAGGCAAATCATTTGATTTGAGTAACCCCAACCTTCCTTTAAAAGAAGTGGATGCTCTTTTCAAAAATGGATGCTCTTACCTGGAAGAAAAAAATCCAAAAGCAAAACCGCAAGTTTCCTAATAACTGTTTGTTTTAATTTTACATGATGAAACCACGACCTTCCAGTCGTGGTTTTTTTCTGTCCTTTTTTTGGCAGTTGCCATTTTTCAAATTTGAATAAAAAATAGAATTATGAGCTATATCAACGAAATAAAAGATTGGGTTACCGGAAGTCGCGATTACGAAACCGGAATGGAACTGTTAAGAAAATACATACGTTCTGCAGGAGTTATTAAACAATTCGAAACCAATAAGGATGTGAAAAAGCTGGCTACAAAGTTATGCTTGCATGCTGGTATAAACACCAACCTTATTCGGCAAAAGCCTCGGAAAATAATAACGCACAAACAGGTTATTCTTCCTGCAGGAAGTATTAAGTCAATACAAGTTATTGATGAAGGAAAAAAAAATCAGGAAACTCCAGAAACAGATGTTCCGGAAGAAATTAAACAATTGGTTAGACTCGCTGCAGAGCTTCGTCGTGAAAGGATTGAAATCCGTAAAACTATTCTGGAAGAAGTTGGAACTGAAAACACTCCGGAAGCGATTAAAGCTCGTAAAGCAAGATTCGATCGAACTGTTAAAATAACAAATGAGCTCGATCGATTGAATGAATATATCGATAAGTATAATAAAACAGGAAAAATTCAAGAAGAAAAAGTTGAGGAAGAAAAAATAATTCCTGGTCCGGACAAAACTTTGACTGCAGATGTAATACTAAGAAAACAGCGTGAATTAAATAATGTAATATCCAATATCTCCAAGTATAAAAAGAAACCGAAAACCGAAAAGAACGAAAAAAAGATAAAAGCTCTGGAGAAAAAGCGTGAAGATCTTAAAAAAGAATTGGAGCCATATGGATCAAAAAAATAGTGTTGCACTAGAATGGAAATCGAAACCTATTTTATGGAATAATGAAAAATGCGCTTGCTCAAATAGATAAACAAAAGATAAGTTTGATTAAAAGCCAGGGAACGACTTTCGATCGAATTAAAGGGAATTTAATGTATGGAGAGGAAGTTATTCCCTTAAGTGCAAAAGATAAGGTTATACTTCAAAGGTGGGATGCCGGATGGACTTTATTAAACAATTACCACAGCAACGAGCAAGCGATTCCTTTATTAATGGCCAAGTTCGAAATCTCTAGAGCGCAAGCGTATAGAGATCTTCAAAATAGTAAAATTCTGTATGGTAATGTATTCGAAACAACCAAAGCTGCAGATCGATATATTTTAAGCGAACTGGCCATGAAGACATTTCAATTGGCAGCCAAACAATCTCCTCCGGATATAAAGAGCATGAACATGGCTGTTGCTAATCTAATTAAGATTAAAGCCCTGGACAAAGAAGATCCGGAAACCTTCCGGGAAGAAGATCTGCAGCAGCATAATTATTTCATGGTTGTTCAGTTGGGAAAAACCGCAGTGCAACTGGATTTAAATGGTTTGGAAAAGGTCCCTCAAAAAACACTTCAGGACATATGTTCACAGATGGAACACGAGATTACCGATGTGGAAGCAATAGAACTAATTGAAGGTAAAAATGGCAAAAAGGTCGATAACATTTAATAGTGCTCAGTTAAAATCTGTTCTTCTAAATCCTAAACATGAAGTGCAATGTTGGGGTAGAGGTACAGGAAAATCTAATCAGCATGCCTGGAAAGCACATCGAAATATTAAACACATGCCGAGATCCAGTTCGGTTATTACTGGTCAAACTTATACACAAATTTTAACCAGGACACTTCCTCCAATGATGTCATTTCTCGAACGGTTGGGTTATGTCCGGGATAAAGATTTCTTCATTGGTAAAAGACCTCCGAAAGCCTGGGCATGGAAACTCCCATTTGAAGCTCCTATGAATTTCGATCATTACATCGTTTTTGGATCCAAAAAAGGAGCTGTCGGCTTCCATTTAGCTTCACAAGATCGTATCGGATCCGGACGTGGTTTAAATACCGATTTCGAGTTTACCGATGAATCTTTGACCTTAAAAATGGACCGGTACAATAAAGAAATCCATGCAACCAATCGTGGCAATTTGGACAGATTTGGCCACTTATCTTTTCATCATGGAACACACCATTCCACATCGATGCCATTAACAAGCGATGGTAAATGGATCCTCGAAGCCGGAGATTATTACAAAGAGGAATTTAATATCGATTACAAAGGTTTATGGAACCGGGTTGTAAAAATGCAATTAGATCTACTGGACTTAACAGATCCTATCGAGTTTAAAAAACTGTGGAATGAAATTGTTAGAATTCGCAAACGAATGATTCCACAAGTAAGTAAGGCTGGAATGCTTTTCACCTTGGCCAATGCATTCGATAACATTGAAAATGTTGGTTTAGAATACATCAAAGATCAATACAGAACGACTCCTCGATTAATATTCTTAACTGAAATTATGAATATGATTATCGAGAAAGTTGAGGATTGCTATTACAACTTAACCGACCAGGCTATTTACTTTGATAAATATAATTATTCATACATCGATTCACTCGATTACGATTTTAAAAAATTAGGTTCTCCGGATTGTCGTTTCGATGCAGACCTGGACAAAGACAAACCAATAAAGCTCGTTCCGGATTGGGGAGCTAATATTTCAGTAATGCTTGCCGTTCAGGATAACCATCTGGTTCATCCAGAACAAAGGAAAACAAAAAACTTCCTAAAGGAATTCTTTGTGAAGCCCGAAGCTGGCAAAGTTATGATCGATGAAGTAATTGATAACTTTTGCGATTACTATCGATTCACTAATGATCGTACCGTAATTTATTATCGTGACAAATATGGAGATGAAGGTTTGGCAAATAGCTCATTAACTTATAATGATCAAGCCATAAGAAAACTTCGTCAAAACGGCTGGAGAGTTATTCTAAAAGAATACAAAGGCAAAGAGCCTCCACACCATGAGAAATTTTTAATGTGGGGAAATATCCTAAAAGAAACTAACCAGGATAAATTTGAGATCGTAAGAATCAATGGAAACAATTGCAAGTTTCTAATTATTGCAATGAACAATACAAAAGTAATTGATCGCAAAGGAAAGTTTGAAAAAGATAAAAGCTCCGAACATAAGAAAAGTAATATCCCACCGGAAGAAGCAACTCACTCCACAGATGCTGCCGATAAAATAACCTGGATAGATTACCAGGATATTAAAAGAGGTGGAGGATTCATTGCAACACGTTTATAAATCAATAACTCATACCTATTTATTAGTTCAGATAATAGCCTTTTTATTTCTTTTTGCTTTGTTTTTCTCAAAGTCAAAAATTTAAAACGATGCAAATCAATACTTTAATATAAAAAAAGCTGTTTACAATCTCATTTCTCTCTGAACTTGTGCCGGCCCGCCCTATCAAAATGGCAGTTGCCCTTAGTCTTTTTTATAGAAATATGAATCAAGCATGGCTGTGGCTGTCCTTTTTTTCAGCGCGTTTCAACTGCAAATTTGAATAAAAACAATTCATATGGCACATATATCAGAAGTATTAAGACAACTGGACAATAAAGTAGATGCTAAAGGCAAGCAAACTGTATTTTCTATTGGATTTCATTTAAAGGATGGTGAATATGTTTATCTCAATCGGGCAGTTGCTGTTGGTGTTGCCGGGAATATGTCTGAGAATGCTGTTCGAGGAGTTCTTCCAATAGATCAGGACGGTAAGGAATCAGGTCACAGATATCCAGTAAGTATATGGGCAATCCTTGAGTTTAATGGTCAAAAAGTATATCTATAATGGCTAAAATTCAATTTGATTCTAAAGGTAATCCAACCTATGCAATAGGCACAGGTTCTAAGGTTGGAATGTTATTACAATCTACAGGTGCCGGATCCTTGGCTTCTGAACCAAAGGTTGAGCCTAAGCACGAGGATGATGCTATTACTGCAGATAAATACGAGGTAGCACCATACTTTGCCGATGATAACAATGGCTTTGTTGCCAGCATTGATAAGTACTTAAAGAAGGTGCCTGCTCTAAGAGCTGCGATTAATTATAAAATTGACCTGGCATTCGGTCAGGGTGTTGCAGCTTATTATCTCGAAGATATTATCGATGGTAAAGAGATCTATAAATCAATCGATATCCCTGAAGTATTTAAGTTCTTAAGACAAAGAAATATTAGAAGATACTATGAAGCGGCATACCGTAATCTTTATGAGTATGGCTTCTGTGCTCCTCAAATCAGATTAAATGATAAGGGCAATTGGGCAGCTGCTATTAATGTTCTTGATGCTCCGGTAGTTCGTTATACTCAAAAAAAGAACGGATATATCGAGAATGCCATCATATCTGCTAAGTGGAGAGATGGTAATATTAGTAATCCAGAAGATTATGATGCGTTGCCTGTATTGAATACTCAAGATGGGGAAGATATCATGTATGCCCATGCTAAGGTCTTAAAGAATTTTGTATTTCCATTAGATAAGGCCACAACCGGTAATTCTTATTATCCACTTCCTCCATGGTTCAGCTCTCAATCTAGTGGGCACCTAGATATAAGTCTTAAGATAGCGGAGTATATCAACGCAATGTTTGATAACCAGATGTCGATTAAGTACCATATCCGAATCCCATATGCTTATTGGGAGAAGAAATATCCATTAGATCAGTATGCCACGGATGATTTGAAGCTTAAAAGACAAGAATTAATATCAAAAGATATAGATGCCATTGAAAGCAGCCTTACTGATGCTAAAAATGCCAAGAAAGCCATTATTTCTCATTTCGAATTGAATCCACAGGGTAAGCCTGAAGAAAAGTGGGAGATCGATGTGATTGATGATAAATATAAAAGCGATCAGTACCTACCTCATACTCAAGCTTCGAATGCCGAAACATTTGTTTCAATGGGTGTAAATCCAATGATTAAAGGAATGGCTCAGGCTTCAGGACCATATGCGAATAGTTCGGGAGGATCCAATATCCGGGAAGCATATTTAATCGACTTAGCTCACACCTGGAACGATCGCCAAGAGGTACACGATCCAATTGAAATGATGTTAAGGATTAATTTTCCAAAACTTGATACAAATCGGTTGGAAGTACGCACAAGATCTACAGTATTAACTACGCTTGACACTGGATCAGGCTCAAAAACTCTAAGCTAATGTTAGTATTAAATGAAGATCATATTAAGGAGTTCCTTCCTGTAAATGTAACCATCGATTTTGACGTTTATAAGCCATATTGCTTCGATGCAGAGATCGGTTATATTCAAAAAATATTAGGCTTAGATCAATACGCAGCATTAGAAGCTTATGCTGAAGATGAATCAAATGCATTTTTTGATCACGCATTAAAACTCTCCAGAAAAGCAATTATTCACATGGCATTTTATTTAGGTTTTGATATTCTAAATGTTTCAATTGAAGATTCCGGTTTTCATCGTTTAGAAAGCGAACAGAGTAAATCATTATTTAACTACCAGGAGCGAAATATCAAAGCATATTTTGTTAATCAGGGCTTTGAAGCTCTGGAAGCTTTAATGGCATATCTGGAGAAGAATGAAGCAGAATTTACAGATTGGGCTGCGGATCCTGAAGCATATTCAATCGTAAATGAGAGCTTCATTAATACTGCAGTAGAATTTACCAGACATTATTCAGCACTAAAGAATTCAAGATTAGTATTTCTGAAGTGGAAAAGCGCAATGCAATATGCCGAGGAAAGAAATTTAAGAGTAATTCTAGGTGATGATTTATTTGATAAGCTGAAGGAGCTAATTAAAGATGGTGATATCAAAGAAGTTGCAAATATTGATTATAAAAACACACTTCCATATATCAGAAGAGCACTTGCTTTCTGGACTGTTTATCATGGCATCAAAGAACTCGGATTAAATTTTAGTGACAGAGGTGCATTCTTTCAAAGCACTTTTGCTGCAGGATCTAATATGATATCAGAAAAAGACTTATCCGAATCAGATGTAGAATATCAGAAAGAAATAGTCCTGGAGAGAGCTGTGTTTTACAATAAAGAGTTAACCAGGTATTTGACTTCAAAAATCGAAAACCTTCCGGAATACTCTGATTTTATTAATTCAAAAGTGTATGAATCTCAATCGTTAATAGACAATGTTGACAAAAAAACTTATAGAGCATTTTGATATGAATTTACAAACCTTATTCGTCCAGGCTTTTGTATTATTACTAGCCTACTTTTCCCCTATTAAGGGATTTATACATGCCGTTGTATTTCTGTGGCTAGTCGATTGGATTTTTGGAGTATGGAAGGCACGGAAACGAAAGCAACGCCTCACATCCTATAAATTCAGAAAAACAATCTCCAAAATTACGGGATATCTCGCTTGCATCGTAGTCACTTATGTTTTTGAACGTGAAATGATGTGGGAGTCATTGTATATAACTCGAGTTATCGCAGCATATATAGCCTGGACAGAATTAATCAGCATCTATGAGAACATTGCTGTGATAACCGGTAAAGAATTCCTTAAGGATCTCTCCTTGATTGTATGGGATAATGTGAAGTCAAGATATAAACTACCTAAAAAATAAATTATGCATGTATTTGGGAAAACTTCATTAAAACACATCGCTCAGTCACATCCTGATTGGGGGATTATCCATCATGTTGCTATAAAAAGTATTCGAGTGGATTATGGTATTCATGATTCTGGTAGATTGATTGAACTCCAATTGAAATATTTTTTAGAAGGAGCGAGTCAATTGGATCCACGAGTTCCAGAACAATTAGAAAAATCAAAGCATGTGATTAGGCCGGAAATGCCTTTAGCTTTGGCTAATGATATTCATGTGGCAGAATCCTATCAGGGTAAAAATCTGATATGGGATTCTATTCATTTAACCTATGTCGCTGCTTATTTAGTTGCTACAGCTGATTTGTTATTTGCCATGGGTAAAATTACGCATCGTTTGCGTTGGGGAGGCAATTGGGATAAAGATGGAGTTATTCAACTCGATCATACATTTAAGGACAATCCACATTTAGAACTTTATATACCTTAATTATGGGAAAATTTGACTTATCTGGTTTCTTAGGTAATTCTGTTAAAGAAACTACAGATAGCATTGGTGAGGCATTTGATAAAAACTTTACCAATAAGGAAGAGATACAAGCTGGGAAGAATGAAGTGCTGAAAATAGTTACTAATTTCTCTGAGAATATAAGTTTAAAACTGCTTGAAATAAGCAGTCTGGAAGCAAATGGAAATAAGCTGCAGAGATCTTGGCGACCGGTCTTAATGTACACCCTTACTTTCCTGATATTATGCACCTGGTTTTTTTATCCAATGATAAATTTATTTGCTCATTCTGAAAGTTTATCAGAAGTAATAATAGCCATGAGAGACAATACCGACTTTTGGGATGTACTTAAAATCGGACTCGGTGTGTTTGGAGGAGGAAGAACTTTGGAGAAAATTGCTACTCGTATAACTCCTGCGGAAGGAATAAAAATTCGTAAAAAAGAAAAATCCTTAAAAGAGCAATTAGAGGATCTGCATAAGCTTTTCGAAAAAGGTTTAATTACCAGAGATGAATACGCCAAACAAAAAGAAATAATTCTCAAAAACGCCTAAATGATAATTCAGATAAATAATAGAGAAGTAAAGTCCTGGACAGAATTAAATCCGGAGGAGTATCTTGAGATCTTCCGGATTATATATTCACCTTGGTACCAGGATTCGCAAAGGGCAACTCTATTGAAGTTCTTATCTGAAGTAAAAATCAATTCCTCCTGGTTAATCGATCAGATTTCAGTTAGCAGATCTACTCTATATGGTCCAAAAGACAAACTTCGAAATGTTACTTTCCTGGAGTTTATTTTCGCTGATACTTTCTACAGTTTATACATGCAAAAACAGGAGGGAGCTCTTAATAAACTAATTGCTGTTTTATTTCGTTCCAAGGATAAAAAGAATATAATTAAAGGTGATATCCGGGAAGAATTTAACGAGAATTTAATCGATAACCGAATAGAAATTGTTGCATCTCTTCCGGAATATTATAAACAAGCCATTGTTTTCAATTACGGGACCTGGAGAAAGTGGATCGAGCTTCAATATCCATTTGTATTTCCACGTAATGGAGGTAAAAGAGAGGCAACTGCAGAACCACAAGGAATTAAAACTCCGGGATGGGAAAAGCATTTAAAGAAATTAGCAAAAGGAGCTTCAGATAAAGATCTTCACGAAATAGGAGATAGTTTAGTTCTAAATATACTCGATCGATTAAATTCTATGATCGAAGAAAGCCGAAAGAAAAAGAAAAAATAGACTCATTTATAAATAACAAAAGGTTCATTTATTAAACAATAAATAAAATTAGTACCTTTGTTTAATGTTTAATTAAGCAGTTTGTATTATGACAAGTATTGAAAACTCCGATGGCCAAAAGTTAACCTTTGAAGACTTTAAAAATGAGAATGGATTGACTTTTTGGTGGGCTACAGACTTAATGAGAATGCTTGGTTATCCCAATATGAAATCATTTCAAAAAGTATTGGATAGAGCTACAAAAGCGTTTGTATCATTAAATATTCCTCATTATGACAATATTTTAGTTGAAATGAGAAATGTTGACGGGGTTACGATTCAGGATTTTAAGCTTACAAGATTTGCATGTTATATGACTGTAATGAATGGAGATCCTAAAAAGGTTGAAGTTGCACAAGCACAGTCTTATTTTGCACAACAAACTAGGAAGTTTGAGCTAATTGTTGGTAATCATGAAGAAATTGATAGGCTATTAATTAGAGAAGAATTAACTGAAGGAAATAAATCTCTAGCTTCGACTGTTAAAAGTGCGGGAATATCTGATTATGCTAAATTTGTGAATGCAGGTTATTTAGGAATGTATAATATGAAATCTTGGCAACTTGAAAATAAACGTGGTGTAAAGAAAGGCAAGTTAATGGATTATATGGGTAGAACCGAGCTTGCAGCTAATTTATTTAGAATAACACAAACTGAAGAAAGAATAAAAAACCGTGGAGTAAAAGGACAAGGAGGCTTAGAACAAACACACTATCAGGTTGGTCAAGAAGTTAGGAATATTGTAAAGAAAAACGTAGGCAAAACTCCCGAGAATTTACCTCAAGAAAAGCAGTTGCCTGAGGTGAAAAAAGAATTAAAGCAAAGTTATCGAAAAATGAAAAATGAGGATAAACCTCAAAAGCCAAAAAAGAAAAAGTAAAATCACTTTCTCCTTCTCAACATCCAATAAAACTCAAAGCTTCCTGGAATCATTTCAATCTTAAATCCAGCGAGATCGAGAGCAGTTGCAATTAATCCTTCAGAAACTCCAGGAATAACATCATTCATTTTCTCCGTAATTTTATAAATACTAAGAAATTCAGCTCCTTTTTTTACCGATGTAGGTTCGAAGTATTTAAGGAGCACTTGTATTGCTTTTTCTACTAAAGGACTTGTTTCTTCTTCCTTTTCAGTCTCTTTAATTTCGTCTTCGTCTTTCATAAGTTTTTCATTTTAGTATTACTAGCATTGTCAAATTTACAAAAGTTCTGTCCTTTTTTCGGGACAGTTGGCCATGTAATTTGCTGAAAATTACTTAAACATGGACATACGGGCATACATAGAGTTTCTTGCAACGAAACACGATTCAATAAAACATGTAGAGGCAACGAACAAACGTTTTTTCGATCTCGATATGAGCGAAGTGCTGTTTAATCTTCCTAAAACAATTGATTTTAGTACTCCTCTTATTGGTTGGGAAGATACGGAGAGCTATGGAAAAGAGAACAATAGTGCTGTAGTTGGCATCGGAAAGCGAGCTGCTCTATTTTTACTTAAGAAAGTAAATTCTAGTCAATCTAACGAAAAGGCAGTACTGGACGAGTTGGAGTCTATTGGATACGACTTTATGTTTCGATTACGCGATGAAGTTGCAAACCATACCATTTCTCATTTCCGGAGTTTTGATTTTAACTCGGTAAACATGCAACGAATTAAATCTTCTAAAACCGATTTGGTTGCTGCAGTATATGTAACATTCGATATTCCGGAATTTACAGCTGCCATTGTTGATAAAACCAAATGGACTGATCTAAACGAATAATTATGGCACTCGCATTTATTAAAAATTTAAGCTCTGTAGAGTTTCTTCGTAATGGAGTTTTTATTGAAATTTCACATACCCTAGATGGGTATAGACTACAATCGGATATTTCAATTGAAACCGATTATTTATCAGATGACTGGACAGCATTGAGAACAATGTATTTCGATCAGTACCAGGATAAAATATTAATGGATTTGCATAAGTACCTGGAGAGACATTTTTTAAATCCGATTCCGGATATTGATCTAGTTGCAATTGCTAAACTTTCTAATGTAGCAATTCGTGTAAAAGGTGAATTTACCGATAGTGTAGAAACGCTTAATAGTGCAACTGCCATTGTTTTAAATGGTAAAATTCCATTTAGCGAATATCCGGACTATGTTTTCTCTGGTGGGTGGCTAACTAAAAAAAGAGAGATCGAAGCCTGGGACACTGCTAAGCTGTTTTTACATTACATACACCAGGGAGCAACTGAAGATATTACTTTGAAAGCCAAATTGTATTTGGAAGATAATACGACTCAGGAAGAAGATCTACTAACACATGCTGCTGCAGTTGCCAATGAAATATTTTGTTTGCCTGCAGGTTATACGCAATTGGCAATTGCCGGAATTGAAACGGCAGCTGCCGTTTATAAATATGAGCTTTTTATTAGTTCAGCTTCCGGAGATAGTGAATTGATAAGTATCGAATTAATCGATAAACCATACCAGGGAAAAGAATTCATTTATAAAAACGATTTTGGTGTTTACGAGAATCTACTTACAACCGGATTCGAATCATTGCAATTGGATGTTCAGAATAAGATTTCTAAAAAGGTTTTAACGAATGATTATACTGCTCAAGATGGTGAGTATATGAATAAACCCGGTTTATCGAGTAAAGCTTATGAAGTTTCAACTGGATTGAAATATACTTCAGATATCGAATTGCTAATTGAAGCATTAACCAATAGTAAATTCTACAAATTAGATTCAGACAAATTTATCCCATGCATTTTATTGAATGGATCCACTCCAATTTATAACGAAAAAGATGACATGCATTCTTTAAATCTTAAATACCGATTAGCATATGACGAATAGTAATATTGCCATAAGAATTGGAATACGATATCTTACTTTGGATCCGGATGAAAAGATGCGATTTGAATTTAATAATTCAGTCTTTGCCAGCGATGTTATCAAACCAAATAAGTCATTCTTTTTTAATGTTCCAGATGATCCGGAAGGAAATAATCGAATAATATTTAACGATTCCAATTTTATCGAGGTTTCAAAAGTTAAAATATATTCTGCAGCACTATATATTTTGGGTTTACCATTTTGCAAAGGCCGATTAATCCTAAAGGGTACAAGCGATTCTGAATTTCGTATTGCTTTTGTAGCTCAGGGATTTTCGCAAAACTTTAAAGATTCTAAATTACCAACACTCGATCTTGGCTCTTATGAAATACCGGGTTTAGATACCGATGCAATTGTTACGCATGTAAATGCTCGGGTTGCAAGTTCATATCCGGATGTTAATCATAATTACCCAATGATTTGGAATAAGGAGTTCTATGGTGATTTAAATCCTGCATTCCTGAACTTCGTTAATAATTTTGTCGATGGTGTATTTAAAAAGAACAGTGTAATTGTAGATAATACGGTTCTTTCTCCTTCCGATAATTTATACAACCTGGTACCTTTTGCATATTTAGGTTTTATCCTGGAACAATTATTCGATTTGGAAGATTACGAGGTTATTGGAAGGCTTCTAACCGATCCGGATTTAACACAACTTCTTATATATAGCAATACTGAATTGGCTTCAATTGAAAGTAAGCATTATTTAAATGCTACCGATCCGAATTCAACTTCCGGATCCTGGGATTTAATTACAGGTAAAAAATTAACCTTTACAACTTACACAAAAGGATCATTATTTACTTTTAATGGAACTTCAATCGAGTTCAATACAATTGGTTTATACACCATAGAATTAAAGCTAACAATTACCGGAGGAGCTCCAGGCACATATAAGGTACATGTATACGATCCCGATTCAAATACAACCATTGCATATTGGGAAGGGGATGCTGATAGCGATCCGGAAGAAGTAATTCTAACAGCAACTTATTTTCATGAAGGTTCACCAGCTCCATGGGCACAGGTTTATATCGAAGATCCATTATCGATTAGCGCAGCCGATTTAAAAATTATAAACATATCTCAACAGGCTTTAAATCGTTATAGTAAATACATCGATTACAATAAACTTGTTCCGGATATTACGGTATCTGCTTTATTGAAATCCTTAAGAGATGGATTGGGAGTTGTAATGTTTTATGATTCTGCTATAAAAAAGGTGCAATTCGAAATGCTTGCCGATGTAATTACCAATAACAATGCAATCGATTTAAGTTCAAGATTGGTTCCCGGACACGAAATTAACTTTGAACTTGTTTCTAAATACATTTTTAATTATAAGCTGCAGAACGATTATATTGATTATTCTCCTTATAATAATATTGGCCAATACGATAACTTAACAGATTTACCAATTCCAAACGATATCGATTTGGTTGCCGAATGTATCCAGGAGAATAAAATATACATTGTTAAAGAAGAAAACGGCCTTTTATATTGGTCTCCACTTACCGATATTTATCCTGATATGGAAGCAGGATCTGGAGAATCGGAAGTAACAATTAATGCAGATTTAATTCCATTACCTGTTGCAATTGCCAACGATCGATTACCTGGTAAAAAGCATGCCTTCGATATACTTGTGGCCGAATGTCACGAAAAAGGAACGTCTCCAATATATCCAACCGGGAAAAATCATACCGATTTAAAACTGCTTGTCTGGAGAGGCAAGGTTCAGGACTTACAAGGAGATTATTATCCTTTGGCTTCTCCTGTTGAATTGGACATGAATAACAATTCCCTGGGAGGAATTGAATTAATTACTTCCTCGGCACATTCAATTTATGAATTATACATAAAACCCTGGTTGGAATTTTTAAGCGATTCCGAAGAAATTACAAAATACGGTAACAGCGATTTCGATTTAACAGCCATGCTCGATGTAGTTTATACCATGCAACCTCAAAATGTGACAACTGCAAATCAGGTTAGAAAGATTTATTCCGATGGGATTAATTTCATTTGCAAACAAATGTCGGTAGAGATCTCCTTACAAAATGGAATTGAAAATGTTGAATTAAAATTGGTTAAAAAGGCTACAGAATGAATACAATGAACTTCGATGAATATAATAAGAAAGTTAAAAATTGGGGGACCTATACCCGGACATTAATGCTTGGACAAATAAGGGCTTTAAATATTGAGGGAAAGAAAACATTATTAAAAGCAATGAAGAGTTCTGAGGCTAAAGCAAATATTCAGAAAATAATTAAAGAAGAAGGAGAATTGAATAAAAATCTAAGTGTAGGATTTAAAGCTATTGATGGTGAAATAATAAAAGTTTCATTTCGATTTCCAAAACAAGGGTTATTTGCTGCATATGGCACGAGTAAAGGCCATCCAAGCTCAAACCCAAGAACAAAGAAAAACTGGTTTGAAAATGTATTAAAGAAACGAGTGCCAGATTTAGCTGACTTAGCGACTGAAATGAGGGCTGACTATGAAATAAAATCAATATTCACTACTAATAAAACAAAAGAAAATGGCTAAAGGTGTAAATCGTAGTATTCATATTTCAATTAACAATAAAGAAGTTAAAAATAATATTCATGATATTAAGAAAGAGTTCTTTAAATTAAACACTGAAATATCGAATGCAGAAATAGGAAGTACTGAGTATAATAAGAAAGCTGCAGAAATAAAAAAACTCAAAGGTATCATGACCGAACATCGAAAAAGTTTGGGTGGAGTTTCGAGTATGTGGGATAAAGTCAAAACAAATATTGCCGGAATAGCTTCTGCAACTGTAGTTCTGGCAACTGTAACTAAAGCCGTTCAGTTTCTAACAAATAGCACAAGGGAATATAATGAGATTAGTTCTGCTGCTGCTAAAACCACAGGCTTGCAGGGTAAGGAATTAGATAAAGTAACAAAAAAGGTAATAAATTTATCTAAGGCATATAAGGAAGATTATAATAAAGTATTGACTTCTGCGAATACTTTTTCTAAAGAAATGGGTATTTCGCAAGCAAAAGCACTAGATTTAATTGAAACAGGTTACCAAAAAGGAGCTAATGCAAGTGGAGAGTTTATGGATATATTAAGAGAATATCCTACCTTCTTTAAATCCGCTGGACTTAGTGCTGATGAATCAATTGCTTTAATTAGTCAACAAGTAAGTGAAGGGATTTATTCGGATAAAGGTATTGATGCGATTAAGGAGGGCACGCTTCGTTTAAGAGAAATGACTCCTGCTACTCGTGAAGCAATTGAAAATATTGGTATTAGTTCTAAAGAATTAGAAAAACAATTAAAGTCTGGGACGATTTCCTATTTTGATGCTATACAAATGGTAAGCGATAAACTTGGCGAGTTCCCAGAACAATCTACAGAAGTAGGTACTGCTTTAGCCGATATCTTTGGGGGTGCAGGAGAAGATGCTGGTATTCGATATATTAAGATGTTAGGAGAAATGGATCTTAATATCGAAAATGTTAAGGATAAAGCTTCAGAACTGGAAAAAGCGAAGATAAGTCTTGGTAACGCATTTAGAGATAATTTAAACCCTGTATTAAATAAGGCATCCGGTTTAATGGCAAAATTCTTAAGTAGTGTTACGGATTATGTAACTGTTCCTATGTCAATAAAATTACAAGAGGAGCAAATGGATTTAAATACATTGGTTACTCGAATAACAGATGTAAATATTGCTCAAACAGATCGTAATAAATTAATAACCAAATTACAAGGCGATTATCCAGGCTTTTTGAAAAACTTAGATGCTGAAAAAGTTACAAATGAACAATTGACAAAGCTTTTAAAGGATGTTAATGCGGAATATATTAATCGGATAATTATTCAAACGCAGAAGGAAAAGATAGAAGAAAAAGCCAAAAAAGTAGGCGATTATACCAATGAAAAACTTGAGAAAGAATATACTGTTACTCAAAAACTCAACGAGCTTAATGTAAAGTATAAATTGGGATTAGATTTAACGAACAAGACATATGGTGAAAGGTATAAGTTGGTAGAGGATGCTCTAATGCAAGAGGCAAAATACTTTGAGAGCTATGATGAGTACGGAACAAAAATAACGCAAGCCCGAAACGATGAAGGAAAAGCATTACTTAAATTAAGTAATGAAAAAGCGGCAGTTGGTAGAGCCAACCGAAACCTAATATTGGCACAAAGAGAATTAAATGAAGTAACCCTGCGTGGAAATGAAATATTAAAAGAGGCTGGTTTAGAACTGAGTTCTGACTCTGGAAGTCCTATTTCTGGCTCAGGATCTAGTTCTACTAATAATAGTTCTACTAATAATAGTTCTACTATTGACGCTGGTTTAAAGAAAAAGCAATTAGCTGCAATCGAAGCAGAAAAGCAATTAGCTGCTAAAATTAAGGAAATAAGGGAGCAATTGCATATTTCTACCCTGAGTGATCAGGAAAAAGAAATTGCTGTCATCGAATTAAAATATGAAAAAATACTTGCCGATGCTAAAAAAGGAAGTAAAGAAGAGATTGAGCTAAATGAATTAAAAGATAAGGAAATTGCATCGATTAATAAAAAGTATGCTGATAAAGCTGCTAAATCTAAAGAAGAAGCAATAAAGAAAATAGAAGGGATTTTACTTAGCTCGGAAGAAAAGGAAATTGAAACAGTTAAAGAGAAGTATTTAAAATTAATAGAATTAGCCGAACAAAATGGTTTAGGAACTGCTGCTTTATTTGAAAAATTAAATGAGGAACTAGATAAACTTCAGGAAGGCGAGGCAACCGATATTTTTGGAATGACTCAAACCGATTGGGATAAGCTTGAAGATAACTTCAATAAAGCTATGGCATTTGCTGGCCAACTCTCTAGCCTATGGGGTTCCATTAATCAAATTCGCGCCAACCAGGAAGAAGAATATTTAATGCAATTTGAAGCTAATACCGATAGAAGAAAAGAACAATTGCAATCCCAACTCGATGCCGGCATAATCTCTCAGGAAGCTTATAATAATCAGGTTGCCAAACTAGATGAAAAACTAGATACTGAAAGAAGAAAAATTCAACATGAGCAGGCCAAACGAGAAAAGAATTTAAGATTATTCGAAGCAGGTATGAATACTGCAGCTTCAGTTATATCCATGTTAGCTAATCCTGGAGGAATTGCAGGTGTTGCATTATCAGTAATGGCAGGAATAGTTGGTGCAGCTCAAATTGCAGCTATTGCAACCGAGCCACTTCCTGCTTTGGCAGATGGAGCTCGTGTACGTAAACCAACCGTCGCTTTAATTGGTGAAGCAGGAGAGGAGTTTGTGCTATCCAATAAAACCATTACCGATCCCGAATTGGCGCCAATGGCCGAATATTTAATGCAAAATCAGGAGGGTTTAAATCCAACATATCCAGATAATGCTTCTATTAGTAATGCTATAAACCAAGGTTATGGTTCATCAAGTTCTACAGTAAGCCATAATACGTATTCTACGAATAATTACAATACGAGTTCTTCCGGAAGTAATGATGCTTTGCTTAATGAAATTAGACAGATGAATCAGTTTTTAAGCGATCCAGCAAATCGCAAAGCATATATAAGTAACGATATACAGAAGCGTAACGATGAAGAGCTTAACATCTTAAATCAGTTAGGCACACTGTAACTGTCCCTTTTTTTTGGAAATGTATCCGATATATTTGGTTTCAACTAATTGTTAATTAAACTATTTATTAAACTATTATTTATGAAAAAAGTTGTTTTATTAATGTTTTTACTGGTCTGCGTTTTCAGTTTTACTGCAAATGTACAGGCAATTAATCCTGATCTAGATATTGGGATTGAGTCGATATCTTTCGATTGTGATGCAATTGAAGCTATCGACATAATGGATGTTAACTGCTTAAACGATGCGGAGGTTGAAATATCCCCGGGCGATTTTGTAAGTATTGTTACAACTGATGATTTGTTAGTAGATATGGATATCGCCACACCATATAATTGGAAAGGTACGGTGATTATTTACTCAAATTTAAAAGTTGACAATCCTATACTTTTAAACGGATATTTGTATACTGCTTACTTATGTGATTTAAATTTGGAATCTTTTTCTACTAATAAAGATCCTTACGTTTTATTAATTACAACAAGCAATGGTGGAATAGGGTTTAGGTGTTAATTTTTAGATTTTTCATTTTTTTAACCACGGCTTTTCAGTCGTGGTTTTTTGTTTACTTTATACTTAGTCCTACCCAAATCGCACCCCATAACAGACCGTATTAATATTTTTTATATATTTAATATTGAATTAAGTCAAAATGTTATGGAAAATTTAAAGTCACTTCTTCCAATATTAATTTTCGGAATTATTGTTTTTATTGTTTATCAGTATAGAAGAACAAAAAAGTTTATTGCAAATAGTAAATCCAAAGAAACCGAAGAGAAAATACAACCACACTATGAAATTATTAAGAATTCGCCTTTGTCTTATGAAATAAATATTAGTGGTTTAAAAAATTTAAAGCAGGCTAAAAAAGATGAACTTAATAATGATCTTGCACAGGAATTAAGAGAAACAGGATTTATGAACATTCAGGGATTGGATGTTCATTTTTGGCAAAACAATAATTTCGATGCAGCTGAGGTTTATGCTAAATGGAATAAAATTGAATCTTATAGAGAGTTGAATAGCCTCACAGAAGGGGAAAATGGAAAAGTAGTTATTACAGGTGTATTTCAAGTTCCAAGGAGAGAAGTTGCTGATTATGCTATTAAACTAGGATTCAAAGTTCATAATAATGTATCTCGGAATACCGATTATATATTAATTGGAAGCGAAAAAGTATCTCCGACAAAGATTGCTAAAATGTTAGAACTAAATAAGCAAGGGAATAATATTAATTTAATAGATGAAAATAGTTTTTTAGAAATTGTTAGTGAAAACTTAAACATTTAATTACAAAAAAAAGCCTGACTGAGAGGCCAAGCTTTTTTATTGGTATATAGTATAACTTATTTCTTTTCTTCTTTTTCTTTAAAATACTTAATTAAAATGGTTTCGATAAAGT